TCGTGCGGGGGAGCAGCCACGTCGAGGCGTCGGGGAGCAGCCACGTCGAGGCGTGGGAGAGCAGCCACGTCGTGGCATCGGGGAGCAGCCACGTCGTGGCGTCCGCGCTCGTGGCCGTCCATCAGCACAGCACAAGCGCCGTCGTGGTCGGAGGCACGGTCATCCAAGTGCGGCGGCCAACGACAACCATTGAGTGGGCCGCGTTCTATGGCCTCCAGATCACGGACGGCCACCTTATGCTCTACAAAACGGTGGGCGACGACTACCGGAGCGCCCACGGCCTGCGATATGCCCCGGGGACAACCCTCGAGGCCCCGGACTGGGATGGGGGCCAGAGGGAATGCGGGGGAGGTCTGCACTTTTCTCCGCATCCCGCGATGGCGCGAGAGTTCGACCCCAAGGCAACGCGCTTTGTCGCCTGTCCGGTGGCGATCAAGGATACGCGACCGCCCACCGACACGGACGACTACCCGCACAAGATCAAAGCCCGCCGTGTGTGCGGCCCCATCGTGGAAGTAGATCGGCACGGGAAGCCGATAGCGTCACCATGAGCGCGGACTGCCGGGCGGATCGGGAGCCTGGGCGGGAGAGGGGGGAGGGGACGACGTGAGCCATGGCGTTCCAGTAACTCTGGCGTTCGTTCTACTTACCTTGCCGTTCGACACGTCGATGAGTCAGCACGCCAAGGATACCGTCTATTTTGCGCTCGTTGGCGGCATTCTCGGCTGGGGCATTGCGATGATTCTGGAGGACTGGCTGGGATGATCCGCCCCGGCGACCTCGTGCGGCACAAGGGGACAGGGCGATTCTCCGGCCTAAAAGGACGTTACGGGCTCGTGCAGGTCATTAGCGAAGCTGATGGATGGCTTGGCATCGAGTGGGGTGATCTCTCGCCAGCCGATCATTCAGACGCCGCTTTCGGCCTATACCTTGGAAACAATCTCGATGGGATTCTTCGCGGTCGCCGTAGAGCCGATGGTTTCTGGGTCTCACCCGACGACGTGAAGGTGCTGTGATGACCCCACCTCTCTCCCCGGACGAGCGGGCGGAAGTGGAGCGGTTGCGCCAGGGCCATGGACACGATGCGTTCGGGGAAGGCCAATCATTCGGATGTGCAACGTGCCTCCTCCTCCACGCCCTCTCCGCCGCCCGAGCCGAGGGGGAGCGGGCGGGACGGCGGGCGGTGTGGGAGGAGGCGGCTTCGCGGACTGATGAATCAAGAACCATTTGCGGCGATTACAGAGCAACCGTCCTACTTATCGAATTGGCGCGTCAGTTCCGATCCCGTGCCGCCGAGGAGTCGCCCCATGCGTGACTGTCTGTGCGGACAACGAGCGACCGAACCCGATGCGGCGCACTCGAATCGAGCCTGTACGCGGGCCAGTTTTGGCCGGGTGTCCTGGCTCGATACGGAATCGGCCTTTGTCGTCGTGAAAGCACGGCCGCCGCTGACCCGGTGGCAACAGATCATTAGCGAGATGCAACCCCAGCTCGCTGCCTACCGGCGCCTCGCGCAGGCCGTTGACGAACATGATCGTGCCTTTGGACTCGGCATCACCGCGACCCATTGCGAAGCCCTGGTCGAAGATGCGCTCCGCGAGGTGCGTCGCCTGACGCCCTGATGGCCTCCCTCGCGGACCTGCTGACGAGCAAGATCCCGCCGCACAGCCTCGAGGCCGAGCGCGCGGTGCTCGGCGCCGCCCTCCTCGAGCCGGCCGCCCCGGCGCGCCTGGTCGGGATGCTGCGCGCCGAGGACTTCTACGCTGAGAAGCACCGCAAGCTGTACGCGGCGGTCGCGGGCCTCCTGACCGCCGGGAGCGCCATCGATGCCCTGACGATGAGCGAAGCCCTCCGCCAGCGCGGCCAGCTTGAGGAGATCGGCGGGCCGGCCTACCTGGCCGAGCTCGTCGAGCAGGCCGCGCTCCTCTCGGCCCTGCCCGACTACGCGCGCCTGATCCAGGACAAGGCCGCGCTGCGGGAGCTCATCCGCCTCAGCACGGAGACGATCGGGCGGGCGTATGACAATGGGCAGCCCGCGGGCGAGATCGCTGTCCAGGCGGCGCGCGCGCTCGAGACGCTGACACACCATGCTGGACGCGGCACGCCGCCGTTGCTGGACTTCGCCACTTTGCTCGCGTCACCACCGCCCAAGCCCATCTGGCTCGTCGAGGGGCTGGTCCTGCAGGGGGCGAACGGATGGCTCGGCGCCGGAGCCAAGGTGGGGAAAAGCTACCTGGTGCTCGACTTCCTGCTCGCCTGCGTGCTGGGCGCGCCGTGGCTCGATACGTTCGCCGTCCCCCGCCCGCTGCGCGTGGTCCTCATCGAGGAAGAAGACAGCGCGTGGCGCGTCTATGAGCGCGGCACACGCCTGCTGCGCGCGCGCGGCGCTGGCCTCGTGCCCAGCGACGTCTTTTTCAAAGCCGCGATCAGGCGCGGCATCCAGCTCGATGACGAGCGATCGCTCCGCCCGCTCCTCGACGTCCTCGCCACCCAGCACGTGGACCTCGTCGTCTGGGATGTCTTCAACAAGATCCACACGAAGGACGAGAAGCGCCCGGACCAGATGCTGCCGATCCTCAAGCGCCTGGACCGGCTCCGCGACGAGTACGGCGTGGCCAACCTCGTGCTCCACCACACCCGCAAGCCCGGCGTCGCCGGCCCCGATCTCGCCTCCGGCGGCCAGCAGCTCCGCGGCCCCTCCGAGTTCTGGGGCTGGGCGGAGAACAGCCTCTACCTCAAGCCCCTCAAGGCCAAGGGCGCCGTCATCGTCGAGCCTGAGAGCAAGGACGCCCTCGTCGCCCCCTTCAAGGTCCACCTCGAGGACACCAGCCCGGACAGCCGGCGCTGGGTCTATGACGGCGAGGTCGCCGCCAAGGTCGCCCAAGGCGACGCCACCCGCGCCGCCATCCTCGAGGCCCTCAGCCTCAACCCCATGACCGTCGCCCAGCTCGCCGACCACGTCGGCAAGAAGGAGCGGACCCTCAAGAAGCACCTCCTCGCCCTCGAATCCGATGGGGCCATCGAGGCCTCCCGTGAGCCCGGCAGCGCTGGCCGAAAGCTCTGGCTGCTGGCCTCCAAGGAGGAGGAGCTTCCATTTTGAGACACTTGGCTATCTGGACTTCTAAGGCCGTATTCGCCACTTTTCGCTATGCAACGGCCCCTGTGCCCGTTGAGGGTGGTTGCACACCGACCGCTGTGCAGAATCTCGGTATGCACCGCTATGCAATCCGGCAACGTGCATACCGGGAAGATACTGAGATCATTGAGCATTCTCCGGCTTACCCGCTCGCTGTGCATTTCGGTGTGCAACATCGAATACAGCCGTCTTGGTCCGGTGTGCACGCTATGCAATGGCCCCTTAAGGGGGCCTTGCAGATGCTGCATACCGGCCGAAGGCTGAGCCACGGCCAGTCGTCCTCTAGCGCCAGTGGCCAGCCTGCGGGATTTCAGCCCAGAATCACGCGCGCAGTGCACCCGCTATCCATGCGGGCCCCAGGGCCCGTGTGCGGGAGGTGTCCGGTATGAGGGGCTTCACGGACGGGGGGCTCGAGGTCCGAGGGTTGACCGGGGCGGAGAAGACCGCCCTGCTGGTAGGCGGCAAGCGGCTGGGCCTGGCCTCGATCAGCGAGACGCTGGTCTGGCTGGCCAGGCAGTTCATCGCCGAGGGGCAGACCGGGAAGTCGCGCACGCCCAAGGACATGCCGCGGATGGGCGGCTCGAGGATCAAGCACAAGCTGTCCCAGTGGCGCATCCCCGGCTCGGCCGACGAGCCCGCGCGCCAGGGCCGCCCAAGAAAAAAAAATTCCCTGTCCGAGGGGCCGTCTCATCATTCGTCCGCCCCTGTCCAACCTAGCACGCAGGAGGAGGCGTCATGACCACGCTGCTGACCGGGCTCTGGTTGGTGTCGCTGGTGTACTCGATCGCGCAGTGGCGCCGTCGTCGCGCGCTCGGGCCGGTGATCGTGGTGCCGGTCCTCCTCGTGCCGATCGCGCCGTCGGCGGATACGCCTGGTGACGACGAGGCGTGGCTCCGCAAGCAACTCGACACGCTCGAGCCCCGCTGATGCCCCGCGTCTGGGTCCGCAATCCGGTGGTGAAGTACATCGACGAGGAATTGAAGCGCAACGAGCGCGGGGAGCATTTCCGCCTGGAGCCGCACCAGCGCGAGGTGCTGGGGCTGGCGTTCACGTTGGACGACGCGGGGCGCCTGCCGTGGCACACGATCGTGTATGCGTGTCCGAAGAAGAGCGGGAAGACGACGATCAACGCGGCGGTGACGCTGGCGTGGGCGGAGACGATGGAGGCGCCGAACGAGGTCTACGCGCTGGCGAACGACGAGGAGCAGGCGCGCGGGCGGGTGTACTCCACGCTCCTGCGGATGATCCGGAAGAACGAGGACGTGCTCGAGCAGGTGGTGGGCGGGGAGCGTGGGCTCATGCAGGGGAACCTCGAGCTCGACAACGGGACGACGGTGCGGGCGATCGCGAGCCAGGCGGAGAGCGCGGCGGGGTCGAACCACGGGTTCATCTCGTTCGATGAGCTCTGGGGCTACACGTCGGAGCGGTCGCTGCGGCTGTGGGAGGAAATGACGCCGGTGCCGACGCGGCGGAACTCCGTGCGGTTCATCACGACGTACGCCGGGTACGAGAACGAGTCGAAGCTCTTGTGGGATCTCTACGTCCAGGGGGTCGGGGTCGATGAGCATCCGCTGGGGCAGGGACAGCGCCTCCATCCCGAGCTGCCGATCTGGGGCAATCGCGAGGCCGGCGTGCTCGTGTACTGGGACCACGAGCCGCGGATGCCCTGGCAGTCGGCGGAGTATTACCGCAAGCAGCGGAAGCTGCTCCGGCCCGCGGCGTATCTCCGGTTGCATGAGAACCGCTGGGTGTCGAGCCAGTCGCGCTTCTTTACCGGCGAGCAGTGGGACGCCTGCGTCGTGGCGAGCCTGGGGCCCGTCGTGCGCGATCCGGCGCTCCCGGTCGTGGTGGCGCTGGACGCGGCGACGAAGCGGGACTCGGCGGCGATGGTGGCGGTGACCTGGGACGAGGCCGCGCGGAAGGTGCGGCTCGTGAATCTCCGAGTCTGGACGCCGGGGCCGGGCGATCCGGTCGAGCTCGAGCTGACGATGGAGGCGGAGCTCCGCGCGTGGAGCCTAGCGTATGCGCTGCTCGCGGTCCGGTACGATCCCTACCAGCTCGTGACGATCGCGCAGCGGCTCACGCGCGAGGGGCTGCCGATGGAGGAGTACCCGCAGACGTCCGATCGGCTGACCGCGATCGGGCAGAGCATCTGGGATCTCGTCACGGGGGGGAACCTCGTCGCCTACCCGCACGAGGCGCTGCGCGAGCACGTGCTCAACGGCGTCGTGGTCGAGACGCCGCGCGGCTGGCGGATCGCGAAAGAGAAGGCGCGGCACAAGATCGATCTGCTCGTGGCCCTCGCGATGGCGGCGGATCGCTGCGCGCGCGCGGAGGCGGGCGAGGTGCAGGTCTACGTCGATACCGGCGGGACGCCGGGGGAAACGGTGGACGATCCGCTCGCAGTGGCGGCGCTCGAGGCCGCGGAGGCGCAGCGACTCTGGCGGGAGGGGGGGCTGTGGCGATGAGCGTGCTTGAAGCGGCGATAGCCGTCTGGCTTGGTGGGGGACTCCTGGCCTTTTCCGCTTGGTGCATTCGGATCTACGTGCAGAGCGAGCTGGGCCCGCACGCGGACTGGACCTCGCGCCTGATCTGGCACACCGGCCGCGCGGTGATCTGGGCGGCGGCGCTCTTGCTTGGCGGCGGGCTCTTCGGCGCGGCGTTGGCGACGGTGTGGCGGCTGGTGCGGGGGTGAGCCCGGCGCCGGAGGAGCGGTGGACCACGATCGCCGAGACCGCCGTGCTCCTCAAGCGCTCCCCGAAAACGATCCGGAATCTGGTGTTCAAGCACGGCCTGCCGCGCCGGCTGATCCGGCAGGGCCGGTCGCCCCGGCGGATGATGCTCCTCTCCGAAACGACCCGGGAACGGCTCCGCCGCCTCTGCTGGAGCCACCACGACCCCGGAGGGTCCGCTTCCTAACCCGCTGACCTAACCCGCTGACCTAACCCGCTGACCTAACCCGAAGTTGGCTTGACGGGCTGCCCCCCTGGCCCCCATGGGTGGGGGCGTGGGTCGCGCGTCTCGGTCAGGGCTGGGGGCGGTGGTCTGATGCTCGGGCTCATCGAGCGGACCACCGCCCCCTTTGCGGTCAAGGCGGCCAGCCCGGCGCCGGGTGCCCTGTTCCAGCAAGTCCTGAGCGTTACCGGCGGTCCGCAGCAGATCCCCCGGCCGCAGCGGTACGAGGACTTCGCCAAAGCCTACGGGACCGTGGTCTGGGTCTACGCGGCGGTGGCCCGGAAGGCGCGCGACAGCGCGGCGGTGCCCCTGACGCTGGCCCAGCGCACGGACGTCGGCGTGACCACGGTCTCGCTCAGCCATCCGCTGCGCCAGCTCCTCGACAAGGTCAATCCGTTCATGACCCGCGCGGATCTCTTCGAGGGCACTTCGGCGAACCTCGATCTCGTCGGCAATGCCTACTGGCTCGTGTTCGACGATGCGCGCGGGCGGCCCGCTGAGCTCTGGCCGCTCCGTCCCGATCGCGTGGAAGTGATCCCCAGCGCGACGGACTACGTCGGCGGCTACCGCTACCTGATCGGCAAGGACGAATACCGCTTCGCGGCCTCCCAGGTGATCCATTTCCGCGAGTTCAACCCGTGGCACGACTACTACGGGCAAGGCGCGCTCACGGCGGCCTGGGATTCGGCCGTAATCATGTCCGACGCGCACGCCTGGAACCGGAGCCTGCTCCAGAATGCCGGCCGCCTGGACGGGATTCTCTCGAGCGACCAGCCGGTGACCGAAGGGCAGGCCAAGGAATCCGCCGCACGCTTCCGTGAGCAGTTCGCCGGGCCGCGGAACGCCGGGCGCGTGATGATCCTCGGGCGCGGCCTCAAATACACGACGATCGCGACGACGCCGAAGGATCTCGACTTCGTCAATTCGCTCCACCTGACGCGCGAGGAGATCCTCGCGGCGATCGGCGTTCGGCCCGTCATCCTCGGCCTCGAAGCGGGCGATATCGGGCGGCGCAGCGAGCAGATCCGGGATTACTTCTACTCGACCGTCGGCCAGCGCATCGGCCGGATCATCGGCACGGTGAACGAGTTCCTGACGCCGCGCTACGGCGACGCCGCCCTCGAAGTCGTCCCGGACATCGAGACGGCGCTGCTCCCCTACGAAGACCGGGTGGCCCTCGCGCAGGCCGACACGCTCTACGTGCAGAATCGCATCCTGCTCCCCAACGAAGTCCGCCAGCGCCGCGGTCTCGGTCCGATCGAGGGCGGCGACGTCGTCCTCGTGCCGATTTCCATGGTGCCGATTGATCAGGCGGGGCAGTTGGGAGCCGGTGGGACGTTCGGGGGCGGCGGCGCCGCGGGGGCCGCACCGGGGACGCTCCGCGCGCCCCACGCGCTGCCGAAGGCCGCCAAGGACGCGCGCGACGAGCTCTGGGGTGAGTTCGTGGATAAGGCCTCCCGCCTGGAAGTCCGCTTCGAGGCCGGGGTGCGCCGCGCCTTCGTCGCGACGAAGGAGCAGCTGGTCAGCGCGCTGAGCGAGGGGGTGACGCCGCAGTCGGCGCTGACGCACGCACTCGCCACGGGCCGCGCGCTGCTCGTCGGGCTCGCGCAGGCGGTCCTGCCCGCCGTGCTCGAGAGCGGCTGGACGCGCGCCGCGCGGCTGATCGCGGTCGGCCTCGATCGCGCGAAGGCGCCGCAGATCGGGATCAGCTTCGACCTGGCGATCCCCGAGCTCGCCGCGTATATCACCGGCCGCCCGCTCGTCTACGCGGATCTCATCACGCAATCCCTCGCCGTCGACTTCCGCGATCTGTTCACCGCGCAGGCGAATGCGGGCGCGTCGGTGCCGCAGATGGCGGCGGCGGTCGCTGAGCGCTTCGACGTGCTGACGGTCGCGCGCGCGACAGTGATCGCGCGGACGGAAGTGATCGCCGCGTCGAACCTCGCGGCGTTCGTCGCCTACGAGCAGAGCGGGGTGGTCGAGGAGCAGGAGTGGCTCTCCGCGCGCGACGAGCGCGTGCGCGATTCGCACCGCGTCGCCGACGGGCAGACGGTCGGGCTGGCGGATGCGTTCCGCGTTGGCGGGTCGCTCTTGCGCTATCCCGGCGATCCTGCGGGGCCGCCCGAGGAAGTCATCAACTGCCGGTGCACAACACTCCCGGTACTCACGCAGGCCTGAGGAGACAGCCCATGGAATTCGGCGACCTGGTCTACATCAAGGGGCTCGGCGCGGTGACGGTCAACGCGGTCTTCCCGGACGGGAGCTTCACCGTGACCGCGGACGACGGCAGCGTGCAGGGGCCCTACACGGCCGCGGATCTCGAGGGCTAGCCTCGCCATGCGCCGCGCGCCGACCCAGGGCGAGCGCTGCCGGAAGACGCTCGTCCTCCGCGTGCTCGAGACGAACGACGCCGAGCGGACGATCGTCCACACGATCACGGAGAAGATCGTCGACCGCGACGGGGACGTGATCGAGCCCCGCGGCGCGCGGCTCGACAATTTCCTCAAGAACCCCGTCGTCCTCTTCGGGCACGACTCGTGGGCGTTCCCGGTCGGCAAGAATCTCGCCCTCGACGTGCACGACCAGAACATCACCGCGCTGACGCAGTTCGCCGGCGATGCGCAGGCCCATCCGCAGGCGGAAACGGCCTATCGGCTCGCGCGCGACGGCTTCCTCAAGGCCTGGTCGATCGGCTTCATGCCGATTACCTGGTCGGAGGACAAGGCGCTCCCCAGCCAGGATGGTTGGTGGTTCAAGGAATGGGAGCTCTACGAGTACAGCCTCGTCCCCATTCCCTCGAACCCCGAGGCGCTCTCGCGGATAGCGAAGGGCTACGGCCTGCCACAGGGGGCGACGGAGAAAGATCTCCTCGATGCGTTCAGCAAAGATCGGAAACCGTTCTGGGATCTCGCCGGCTCGTTCACGAAGCAGGACCAGGTCCTTGCCGATCGGGTCGCGCTGCTTGATCAGCGGGTCGCGCAGTGCGAAACCGACATTGCCGGTATGCAGTCGACGATGGGGAGCATGCAGGAGTCGGTGACCGCAGACGACATCCGGGCCGCCATGAATGCGGCGCTCATGCAGTTCGCGGCTGGGGCAGGCGTTCGCTAGGGCTCTTCACCTCGGGCCGCGCGCGAGAGCCGGCCCCACCAGGAGGGGACGATGGACAAGGAGCTGAAGGCAACGATCGACGAGGGGATGCAGGCGATCGGGGAGAAGGTCGGGACGATCATCGACGAGAAGCTCAAGCCGGTGACCGATCGGCTGGCGCTGCTCGAGGAGAGCACCGAGAAGGTCGGGGTGATTCGTCGGGACGCCGACGGCAAGCTCGTCGCCCTCGGGAAGGGGGAGGCGCCGGCGTTCATCAAGGACGGCCTGACGAAGGACAGCCGGCCGCTCATGCTGACGAACTACCTCCGCGCCATGAAGTTCGGCAACGAGGCGGCAATGAAGGAAGAGCGCGAGATGTCCTGGCGCCTCCGGGACGCCGGCTACCAGGCCGAGTCCGGCAGCTCGTTCCTGTTCCCCATGGGCGCGGACCTGATCGTCGACCAGGTCGACGAGAAGGGCGAGATCCGGAAGGACAACAGCGCGCTCCGCAAGGAGATCGCCGAGCGCCTGCCACTGCGCCGCGTGGACGGCGGCGAGGTCGCGACGCTCCTCCGCCGGTCGCCGGAGCTGGCCAAGGCGTTCGGCATGCAGCAGAAGGACCTCTCGATCCTCGACGACACGCTGGGCGGGCTGCTGATTCCCGGCATCGAGTCCAGCCAGATCATCGACCTGCTGCGCCCCCTCCTCTCCGTCATGCGCGCCGGCGCGACGGAGATCGCGCTGCCGCCGTCGGGCAACCTCGCGCTCCCGCGGCTGAATGCCGACCCGTCGTTCGTCTGGGCGGACCCGGACACGACGACCGACCAGGCCACCAGCAACATCGGGACGGGCATGGTTCGCCTGCTGGCCAAGAGCCTGCGCGGGTTCGTCACGATCCCGAACGACCTGATTCGCTACTCGAGCCCCTCGGTCGAGATGGTCGTGCGCATGGCCCTGGCGGCGCGCGCGGCCGTCGCCGAGGACAACGCCTTCCTCGAGGGCACCGGCTCGTCGCTCCAGCCCAAGGGCGTGATCGGCTACCCGCTCTCCACGGCCGAAACCCCGGCCACAGGCAAGATCACGCTCCACGTGGCCGGCACGGTCGCGACCAACGGCGACACGTTCACCCCCGAAGACCTCATGAAGATCATCGGGCTCTACTTCACCGGCCTCGATAACGAGGCCCCGACCGGGTGGATCATGCGCCCGATGCTCTGGACGGCCATCGCCAACCGGCGCGCGGATGCGGTCTCGGCCGCCGATGCGAAGGGGCCCTTCCTCTTCTGGACCTCGCGCGGCTCGCAGGGCTCGGCCATTCCCGAGGCCCTGGGCGGCTACCCGGTCTTCCCCACGACCAACGCGAGCAACAACCGCGTCAAGGGGTCCGGCACCAACCTGGTCTACATCCTGTTCGGCAACTTCCGCCGGCTGATCGTCGGCCGGTCCGGGGCCATCGAGCTGGCGGCCAGCGATCAGATCAAGTTCCTCCAGGACAAGACCGTCATCCGTGCCGTCCTGCGGTCGGACAGCGGCCTGGCGCACGAGGAGTCGTTCGTCTTCACGGACACGATGCTCGAGGCCTAAGCCTCGCGCTGTACGGGACCCCGGTGCCGCGGGCATGGCGCGCGCGGCACCGGGCCTCGAACCGGCCCCGCCCGGCAGGGGGCAAAGGGAGGATGCCATGGTCAGGACGTTCCGCAGGTGGGTGCTCACGTTCACGTCGTCCCGGCGCGCCGGCGCGACCCTCGCGCAGGCCCTCGAGCTCGCCTGGCGCGGGGCCCTGCCGATCGCCGGCGGGGTCGGCGCCGGCTTCATCAACGACCTCAAGAACAACCTGGTCTACCCGAGCGGCGCACAGACGATCGTGCCGCAGACGGCCACGTCGACCGTGACCGGCGCGGCCATCGATATGGTCGACTCCGACGGCCCTTGCTATGGCCTCCTCATGGTTGGCACGGTCTCGGGCACTTCCCCGACCCTCGACGTGAAGTACCAGGAGTGCGACACCTCGGGCGGCACCTACGCCGACATCTCGGGCGCGACGCACGCCCAGGTGACCGCCTCCTCGAAGACGAGCCGCGTGAACTTCCGGCGCTCGAAGCGCTTCGTCAAGGCGGTCGGCACGATCGCGGGCACCACGCCATCCTTCGCCTTCGCGGTCGCGATCGAGTCGGAGAAGAAGGCGGTCTAGTGCGTGGCGGGCAAGGTCACAGACCTTCGGGCAGCGTCTCGCCGCTTTCGCCGCGCGTCGGAACGTCGGCGCGCCGCCCAGCGCTTGCTGAAACAGCGCGAGGCGTGGGCGGCGAGCGCTGCCCAGATCCCGATAATGCCCCCGGTGCCAGCGCCGGCCGCTCCGGCACGCCCAGACCGGATCCTCGCCGCGCAGCTCCCGGCCTTCGTGGCGGCCTGGGAAGACTGTGGGCTCGCATGACCGTTGGGTATAAGACCAAACCCGCGCGTGCGCCGCGCGTGAAGAAGAAGGCCCGGTAGATGGCCGCGCAGGATCTCGTGACGCTGGCGGAGGCGAAAGCCTTCCTCGGCAAGACCGGGACGGCCGACGATCCCATGGTCATGGCGCTCATCACGCGCGCCTCGGACTGGATCGAGCAGATGACGGATCGGAAGTTGGCGCAGCGGACCTACACGAACCTCCGCTTCACCGGGCCCCGCTCCGCCAAGCTCTACGTGCCCGCGTGGCCGATTGCCGCGGGCTCGGCGGTGACCGTTGCCCTCGACGGCACGGCGCAGACGGTCTGGCGCACGGAGGCCGACGGCGATCCGGCGCTCAAGGACGTGGTGGTGGCGTCGGATGATCCGTGGGACACGCGCTGGGGGGCGCAGAACCACTTCTACCGAGCGGCGGGCTGGGATTCGGCGCTGAGCTGGGGCTGGGAAGGCGCGCGCGATCCGAACGTCGGCCAGCATAACGTGCTCCTGACCTACACGGGCGGCTACGCGACGATCCCCGAGGATCTCAAGCTCGCGGCGTGCTACCTGATCCAGAAGCTTTTCCGCGACCAGCAGAAGCAGGTCACGGGGATGACCGCGATCTCGGTCGCGGCGGGCGGGACGATCACCGTCCCCGAGCCGTTCATGCCCCGGGAAGTTCGCGACCTCGTGGCGCCCTACGTGCGGCAGACCTTCGTGGGGGCGTGATGGCGCTCGACCTCATCTTCACGATCGACATTCCCGAGAGTCTCCGGCGGCGGCTCGAGCCGCGCGTGCTCCAGGGCGCCATCGTCAAGGGGATGCAGCGGGCGGTCTTGAGTGTCGTCCGCCGCGCGAAGCTCAACCTGACGGGGCGGTTCCTTCGCGTCCAGCGCGGCCGCCTCCGGTCCTCGGTGACGTCGACGGTCCTGATCGCCGGGGACGAGATCATCGGCCAGGTCGGCACGAACGTGTTCTACGGGCGCATCCATGAAGAGGGCGTGCCGCACCCCTGGACGATCCGTCCGCGCACTGCCAAGCGGTTGGCGTGGCGCGCGGGCGGCAAATGGGTGACGGCGATGGAAGTGACGCATCCGCCATTGCGCCGGCGCCCGTGGCTCCGCACGGCCGCGCTCGAGAGCCAGGGCGAGGTCCGCGCCTTCTTCCAGGCCGAAGTCAACCGGGCGCTGGGCAATGGCTGAGCCCCTCCGGGAGCAGGCGTTCGTTCAGCTCGTCGCGGCGCTCGAAACGATCACCGGGACGCGCGGCTGGGGCGGGTCGTACCTGAACCCCATCACCATCGAGCGGCGCTACAAGATGCCGCTGCAATGCACGCAGTTCCCGGTGCTCCTGCTCGTCGAGGGGCCCGCCTCCACGTTCGAGATCGCGGGCGTTGACGGGATGTTCCGTCACATCTTCAAGATCGTCATCTACGGCTACGTGCTCGGCGACGATGCCACGGGCCG